AGCGCGCTTGATGCAATGATGCAGGAGTAAATCAGATAAATCCTGACTAATTCTTGATATTTTAGTGATAAAGCTAGGGTACTTACAAGAGCAATAACATCAAAACATGTTTGAGAATAATAAGTTACATAAACTGTGGCGCTATCGATGAAGTATGACTGCACCCCGTCAAAGCCTGACGTAGAATAAAGCAGGTAGTAAAAGAAAATAACTAGGCAGAGATTTAACTCTCTGCCCGTTACCATCCACAAGATGAAAACAACTGCCGCTAGGCTTTCGTTGCTCATTTTGTTTTCTTAGTTTTCTTTCCGGTTGACTTGGTCGTGCCGTCTTTCGGGCCGCCTTTAATCGGTGTATTTCCTGCTGGCATGTTTACCTCCAATGTAAGTTAATTTGGGCGCTTATCGCCACGGTGCGCTATCCCGCATGTGCATGTCTGCTGGCTTGCAGATTATCCCGTGCTCAACTCGCAACAGCGACGAAAAGGAGACGTCAGCTAAAGTTGCGGAAGGCATCTGCCATACCTGTCACCCAGTCCATATGATGCGACGATTTAGTATAGACGCTATAAAATCACTTGGCTAGATAACTCGAACCATGTGAACTGCACAAAAACAGAATTGTCCGACGCTGCCGCGTTTTCCAGTTCTATTAGAAACACCGAGTTTGGTGACAATAGCCTGAACGTGTCGCTCGAATCCGTAGCGCCTGACGACCTGTTGCCGGAACCTACAGCGCCGTAAAGCGGCAGGAAAGTCACTTCGCTTGCTGCGGTTGGCGTTGGTCCTGTGATTACATTAACCGCGCTTGTCGATGGATAAACGGTATCGTTGCGAAGGTTTTTAACTGGTATTGTCGCGCCGACAGTCCCGCCAGTGTATGCGCTAAAGGTGCGATAAATCAGCGCCTCTTTGTTCATAATGATGTCGCGACCAAGCAAGACTACGTATTTATCCGGTGGACATTGGAACCTGATGTGCGCTTTCGCGCCGGATGCAATCACTTGGTTGATATATGAGTAATAACCAAGCCCGCGACTGATGGCGTCGTCGCGGTAGTTCAGCGCTTGCGTTGCTACTCTATCGAGCGTGTTTCCATACAGCATGGAGCGCGAAGGAAAGCCATTTGGCGGGTTGGCCATAGTTACAACTCCTAACAAATAAAAAGACCGCTATTTAGCGGCCTTCTTTGGTTTTTGCACTGGTTTGGGTTCGTCGTCTTTAGGCTTGTAAATCTCATCAACGACTCTGAAGCCTTTGGCGTTCAATTCGCGCTTTTCTTCAACGCTAATTGGCATTGGCAAATAAACAACTTGCATGCTCACCTCTCAAGGGGCTTGCGCCCCTGTCAATTAAGCCTTGGCTTCGTCACCAATGGTAACAACGCCAGCAGTGTTTTTAATGTCAGTAGCCACTTTATCCCAGTTCGCGGCACTGCCAATTTCAGCATCAGTTGGTGATTTGCCACCATTCGCCTCATCCCAAGTGTAACCCTTCAGGCCAAGACCGAAGCTGTAGTCTACTTGGAGTGTTGTCTCAATGCGAGTCTGACCGTTGTTGGTTTGGATGTTACTGATGACATCGCCGGCATCGTGAACCACAGCAGCAGAGTCAACTAACGACAACGCATAGACCTTGTTAGGTGTACCGGCTACGCGCAGTGCTGGGGCGTCGGTCACAATCATTGCTTTGCCTAAGATGTCAACTACGCGCACGTTTTGGGATTGGAACAGTTGCGGCGTGTTGGTCAGGTTATCGCCAATCAATTTGTGATAGACAGCGCCCGAGACAACAGTGGCCACCAAGTTACCTGAGCGGTCGCCAAACTTAGCGTGTGCGCCGTTCATGCTGGTGTAGTTGATGCCAGCAGTTGCAGACACATCGTTGGTCGCAGCAGCTTGGCCAGCAATGGCAGCGCGTAACGCTAAGATAGCGGTGTTTAACTGGTCAGCTAACAGCGCCTCAGCAAAGTTACGGCTTGCCACTTCGATACCTGTTGCGGTCGGCATGGTTAACCAAGTTAACTGCGAAGGCTCAAAGCGGATTGGGCCGAAACCGCCAGCCACTTTGACAGTGCTGTGTTTCAGTTGCGATAAATCTGTCGCAGATGCCGCTGCTTGTGCTGCGTAACGGTCAACGCGACGCTGTGCCGAGTGAATCGATGCGAAGAAAGACTCTTGCAAGAAGTCACCAGTAAAGCCGGCAGTGGTTAAACGGATAGCGCCGTTTGACGCTTGGTTAAATTTATCAATCATCTGGCCAAGCGTTTCAATAGTCGCTGGCATGATGTACTCGTTAAAAACCTGCATTTGTGATAATGCCATGATATACCTCGATTAGTTGGTTGGTAGTTTAAACCGTTTTGCTAATGCAGCAACGCGCTCATCGCGGGTACCGCCTAAGTTGCCAACAGTCGAGGCACTGCCTGTACCTGTCGAGCCGTTCGCATTGCCGCCACCAAAGGTGACAACTCCGCTTTTTAACAGTGGCTCAAAGCTTGAATCTTTCATCAGTTCAGCCTTGAATCCAGCCATATCAAGCGATGTAGCACTGCCATCATCGTTTAAAAACGTAACCTTTCCGCTCTCCGCATCTACATCGATGCGACTTGCAACAAGCCGCTTGAATGCAGATGAGCCTTTATCTGTTGCTAGTTCCGATGCCAAATCAGCAACGATTGCCGAGCGCTTTTCCGTCTTAATCTGGTTCGCCATTCGCTGTAGTCGTTCATCATACTGCTTCTGCGTTTCACCAAGTCGGCGCTCTGCGTCAGCAAGGATTTCGTCCACCTTACCCTCTTTCTTGAGCTTCTCCAGCGCTGCTCGTTCAGCTTCCGCCATCTTCTCGGCTTCGCGCTGCTCAAACGCTTTCAGCTTGCTATCAAGCCCATTCAGGCTTTCTTTCAGCTTGCTAACTTTTAATTCCGCGACAGGCACAAACGCGCCGTCATGCTCCGAATAGTCTGATTTAACAAAGTCAGGCAGACTATCGTATTGCTCTTGTGTTAATGGCATCGGATACAATCCTATTTATGTGGTACGACCACGGTCAAATATAATTCTAAGTTGTTAATGTGTTTGCGTCAAATCTCATTGGTTTCAGACAATAAAAGCTCTGCATCAGCGTCGATAATGCCCCCTTTGATGAGCATATCAATCGCAACTTCTCGCGTGACGATACCTTGGATGAAAAGCGCGGCAATCTGGCTTGTTTCTTCTGGAGTCAGTTTCGATTTCGCAAAGTCTCTCGGAATAGCGATTGTTACCAAGTCCATACCTTGCTCGATGGCGTCAGGAGATAAAGCGCCCTCAAACATCAGGCAGTACAGACAAAGGCGCTTGAAAGCTGATTCGATGTTTTGAGCCAACATCTGCAGTTGCGCGTTTTGCTCTGCGGCTGAAATCTCCGCCTCTGTTGCTGTAGCGGCAACGGTCTGCCCTTGCATGACCGCGCCTAGCTGTTTCGCCTGCTCGGTGTTGCGCTCAAAAAACCGCTCATATGGCTCGATGGCAGTATTTGCGCCTTTAACATCGACGTCCATATCGCCAAACAAGATGTTAACCGAGCCTGAGCCTGTTAGTAGATAGTCACGACCGTTGGCTTCCTTGAAGTTTTCCCAATCCATTGTGGTAGCGCCTTTGACATAGGTCGTTGGCGGTAAGTTGCGGATTGTCTCTTTGTACTCTGCGCTCATGCGGTAACGATACAGTGCTGAGTCGCAGATTGGTGATAGATAACCAAGCTCAATCGGAAGCTCACCAGCGCGGATCTCCTCATCGGATGCAATGATAACCGGCAGCCAGTTTAGAGCGGAACCGGCAACAGTCATGTAGGATTGCTCGCCAACGGAATAACCGCCGGCGGATTTAACAATCTTCTGTTGATAATATGCGCCGTCGTCGTCAAGAGCTAATACCAGATAGGATTCAATCGCCTTGCGCTCTCCTGTGACAGCGGAGAACTCCGAGCCAAGCTCGCGCAGCATGATATAGCTAAGCTGCATCACGCCGTTAATGCGTGAGTAATGCCAGTTAACCACGTTTTCGCGTGTGTACGCCTTGATGCTTGCTCGCGGCTTTAGTTCCCGCGCATCGGCAAGACTAAGCTCATCAATCGCTACATCTGATAAACCTTGATAGTCGGCCACAAACACGCACCACTTAACCTGCAACACCTCTTTCGCGCAATCCTGCATCATGCCGCGAATGGACAAACCGTCCCCATCGGCGGATTCTTCAAGGTAGCTGATTCTGTCGGGCAGTCCGACGTTTGAGGCATCGAACTTCATCCGCCCGACTAGGCTGTGCATGGTCTTGCCTGGGTAGTTGTCGTACTCAGCGTTTGCTAAATAAATCTCATAGCGCTGTTTTGCTGACTCGCTTGTCGTGTCGATGTCGCTCATGTGAGGCAGTAACGCCTCGCGCAGCTCTTTCACGAAAAACTCACCGGCAATCGCGGCTCTCGTTTCCGTTACCTTTTCGGCCATGCGGATATAGTTTTGATGTTGCGTGATTTGCTGCATCTCAGCGTCCTGTGTATGTTTTCATCAGTTTACTACTCAATTCCTGCACGTTCAAACGCTGCCGCATTTTTAGCACGCAACTGCTCAAGCGTTAGCGGCTGACCTAGCATGTCGGACATGCGCGAAAGCGGCAGCTTGCCATCTAAAAATAACTTGGCTTTCGTTGCGCCTAGCACATCTGTGATAAATGCGCGGTCTTGCTTAGACAGCCATTGCGCGTAGGTCGAATCCGCTTTGATTTCGTTGAGCTTGAATCGCTCGGCTTTTAGGTCTTTCCGCCCTTTGTACGTTTCGCCGCGCTCGTAGTTATCGCCTGAGCCAATAGCAATGCGCGTGATGTCTTTGCGCGGGTCGTCATCGCCATCAAGCCAGTAGATTATCTGCGTGCGGCAGTTTGCATGGTATGGCGGATAACCTATTGGCGACTCGCCAAGCGGCCAGCCGTCATGGTATTTGCTATCGATACCAATGCACCGCTGCGATGTGCGATTGTCAAACATCACAAGCGGCACCTCGCGCTCGATAATGTCAGCATTTGCTTGCGCCATAGCGTTTCGCGCCTGTTGCTGGTAGTGCGTCATGCCGGTACGGGCCAATGTTTCTGCGCGAGTTTTAGCTTGTCCTTTAATGAATTTTTCTATTTCGGCTACAACATGCTTGCGCGTTTGGCTTTGACTGAATCCTGCGCGGACGAAGTTATTAACCTGCTCTGCTACGCCGTCCACGTTTTCATCGACGAATTTTTGCCACACACCAACTTTCGGTAGCGCGCCTGAGTTTAGACTCATGAGCGCCGAATCAATATACGATTGGATTGATTTAAATCTGGGCATTTCTGTGCCGATTTGCTGGCTGTACCAATCCGCTGAGTAAATCGCCGTTTCTGTGATGCCGTTGGTGTAGCTAGACCAACCGCTTTCCAGCGCTGCGCGTACCGCTTTAGTGATTTCGCGCTCTGTCTTGTCGAGCTTGGTTTTCGACGCTAACGGCTCAGCGAGTTTTAGAATTTTCTCTATTTCAAGGTACGCTTCATCCAGCGATGAAAAGACGTGCTCTTTCGTCAGCGTCATGGCAATGCGCTGTATCTGTACGTCATGCTTGAGAAAATCGTTAATATCCATTTTTTAGCGCCGTTGCTAAGACTTGAATTAGTTTACTCTTGTTACCGCTGTAGGGCAAACCAGCCGCCAACCTGCGAATATCGACCACAGACAATACGTGCAGCTCGCCGTCAAGCTGCACTACGATGGCCGGTTGTTTATCGGCCAATGCGGATGGTTTGTCTGCCATTATCTGCCAATTCTTATTGGAGTCGTTAGTGGAGGATGTCGCAGTGGGAACTCGTAAGACACAAGATAACCTAGAGCGTCAGTGATATGGTCAAGACCAAGCGTTTTGTCCGGCAGGTTCGTGTCTTTTTTGTATGTCATGCCGTCCAAGCCTTTTATCAGCTCCTTGCATCTTGGGTGGATAAACAGCCTGCGATCACCATTGGCATTCATTAGCATGGCTTGCACATTGTTTATTCTGTCTGCGACTGGGTCGTGCGACTTAGGCGCGATTGTGACAAATCCGAATTGCTCAAGAATGGTAAAGTCAGTTACGCCTCCGGCAGCGCTCGTTTTCCGAGCGCGCCCAGCGGGGTCTGGATATGCTCTTATTTCGTGGTTTGGGTAGCGCCTCTTTATCTCTTGAGACAGCTCTGTGGTGTTGCTGTTTTCAATGCTTATTTCGTCAATGATGTGCAATTGGTCAACAACCTTTACGCCTATGGCGGCTGTGACTGGGTTTATATTGAAATCGATACCAATAAAAAGCTCTTTGCTTTGCTCTGCAGTGATAAGGTCTGAGCGTATATTTAACGAACGGTCAAAGTTGGAATAAACTCGATTTGAAAGCGTTTCAAAGCTTGCTAAATATTCCTGCTTAAACGTGCGCTCAGGAAGTTCGCGTTTTGCTGCTTCGATTTCAGATAGTGCGACATTACCGCCATCTGCTGTCGTGAATGTCCACGCTTTCCAATTTTCGTCCTCTCCGCTTTTGGCATAATCGTAAATACCCTTACCCCAATTCCACCCTGACGGCGA